CGGCGGGAAAGAACTCCTCCTGGTACTGCGGCGAGTCTATGAGCATAGCGTTCAGCGGCCAGCTGCGGAGGACGCTCATCTTTCTGATGTCCTCGAGAACCCTCTCGGCATCTTCGGAGCTCATCATTCTCAGCTCCCTCCTCGCTTCGGCAGACGCCATCTGCTCTGGAGCACCGCCCTCGATCTTCTCCCTGTAGACATCAAGCGCGTGCATCTCTTCGTCGGTGCTGAGGCTTGCGTCCTCGATCTTCCTCGCAGATGAGACGAGGCGGACGATGGACTGGATGGTCGGGAAGCGCTGCCTCAGCAGGCGGAGGTCGTTCTCGTTGGGCTCCGTGCCGACGACACTGGGCGAAAGGGCCACTGCCTCCCCGCGTGCAGTCGGAAGCGGCTGGCCTGCGTCGTACGCGGCGCGAAGGGCAGGGTCGGCGAGGACCCGCGTCGCCTCCTCGACCTCGCGGCGCTGAGAAGCGGCGGAGGCGGTCGGATTGATCTCAGGCCGAAGGGCCATCATCCTCTGCCTGCTCGCGCTCACGATCTGGGGCGCCGTGGCGCCCCTGGAGAGACCCAGGACCGCGTAGTAGTCGGCGAGGGCGACGCCAGAGTAGCGCCTTCCCACAACTGTGGTGTAGCTGTCGAGCGACGTGGGAATGGACCTGTCCTGCCTGACCTCCAGGTCCTGCAGCAGCTGGCGGGCGTGCACTGCGAGCGCGAGGCTGCGCGGTGTCAGCCTGTTGTAGTTCGGCGCCTCTAGCAGGATCTGACGCACAATGCTGCTGAGTGAGATCATCACTTCCTCTCTGCCCTAACTATCGGCGAAAAGAGCGCGGGGCGCCGAAGCGCCCCGTTGAGTGATGCGCAGTGCTGTCAATACTGGAGGACGCAGTTGTCGAAGCGAACTGTGAGCTGGATGTCCATCGTCGCGCTGTCGTCAGAGTAGTCCAGGTTGCCGTAGCGTGCGTCTGTGAGGAACGCGCCCTTGATGTCCCAGAGCTCCACAACGGTGCCGACCGGATCGAGGAGCTTGAGCTGGATGTCGCGCTTGTAGAAGTCAGCGTAGCCCGCGCGGCCTGAGACCGACTCATAGTGGGTGCGGATCCACTCCATGACCTGCTGCGCGCCGGAGGGAGCGATGGGGTCGTGGAGGGTCATGCTGATCGTGGAGAACTCAAGCCTGCCCGCGATGTACCGCTTCGCGTTGATGAACGGGATCATCTCCTCGCGAATGGTGAAGGTCGGACGGTCCGTGGACTTCACCAGGAACGCATCGATTCCCTCGCACATGAGCACCCACCTAAACCGGCGCTTTGGCTCAAACTTGTTCGGGAGCATCTCTGTGACGGAAAGCGTCTCAGCCATGGACTAGATCCTCACTTGTATCTATGCTTTAGATCTCAGCGCCCGCGTTTGTGACCACAAAGTCGAGTGCGACGAACTCTGCGGTGCGGGTCGGCTGAACGTAGATCTTGCCACGAATGGTGTTGTTCTCAACGTCAGCCTGGGTTGTGGTGCTTGTGTCGATCTGCACGCGGTACCTGACCACACCTGCTCCCTCCTGCACCCTCTGGAGGATGGGATTGACACGCGCGCGGAAGTTCGCCAGGGTCGACTCCCTGTTGGGCTCGAACAGGATCGAGTTGGCGACGGTCCTGACCTGACGCCTGATCTCGATGAGGAGCCTGCGGACGTTGACGCGATCGAGAGCGGACTCAGTCGCAAGCAGCGTCTTCTGGCCAAACACGACGACGCCGTCAGGAGTGCTGATGATGGGGTTGATCTTCGCGTCGTACAGCGTGTCCAGGTTCTGCTGGCTGAGCACCACGGTGGGCTCTGTCACGGAGGAGAGGATGCCGCGGGTCTGGCCCGCCGGTGCGAACCAGCTCCTCGCCAGCCTGTCGTTCTGGCTGTATGCGCCGATCACCGCGACCGAGGGCGGAACGCGCTGAGTGCGGCCGGAGGAGTCCACAGTCATCACGACGTCGGGGAAGTACGCCGCAGCGAAAGAGCTGTCAAGCGCGCGGCTCCTGAAGTTCGTGGTGGTGTTGGTCACGCTGAGCCTAGGCGTCACATCAGAGGATGTGACGTAGATGTTCCGCGTGTCCCTCTCCTCGATGTCCATGATGTACAGGGCATCGAACCTGTTCTCCACGGCGGTGATCGCGTAGTCGCTGAGCGAGGTGTGCCTCATGCCCGGCACCGCAAGGAGCTGGATGTCCACATCTGACTTGTTTGTCAGCGTGTCGATCGCCTTCCTCACAGAGGCCACGGTGGGTCCAGCAGTCCCACCCTGGACCGCAGCGTCGTCGATCTCGCGCTTGGCTGCCGCGTTGGAGAGGCGTGACTTCTCTCCGTCGAAGATGTTGACGCCGTCGAATCCGCCCTGGAGGAAGAAGCTGAACTTCGCGTACGCCCTGTTCCCCGCGACTGTGAGGTCATCAACGGTCAGCGCGCGGGTCTTGGAGACGTCGTCAATCGGGATGCCGCCCTGCCTGAAATAGGAAGCGCTCACCCAGGAGTTGACCGAGGTGTCAGCCTTTCCGTCGGATCCCGTGACAATCCTCACCCGCTCGAGCGAGAAGAAGTTGTTGTTGAACCTGTCGGAGTCGAGGACCGTCCCACCCGAGTCTGCCACGCCCGCATTGTTTCCAACCCAGGGCGTCCTGAAGTTGGTGTGGTAGTCGGCGAAGTAGCGCGTGTGGCTGTTGATTGTCTGGGCCGGGCTGGTCGAGGTGTTGGGCTGGTCGAGGGAGACCCGCCTGTTGAACTGGACGCCCCAGGACAGCGCGGACGAGACCGTGCGGATCGCAGCGCCGATCGTGATGTTCTCACGGAAGGGCACCGGAGGAACCACAGCTGCGCCGAGGAATGTGGTCTGCGGCTTCACGGCCACAAATCCCGTTCCGTCGTTTCCGCTGGAGCCCGTGACAACGGTGAAGATTCCAGACCCGCTGGTCACGAGGTGGTGATGCCCGCGGAATCCGAACGGAAGCGCGTAGGCGGGGATCTCCTCGTTTCTCAGGGCGTCTGACACCTCGACCCTGATGTAGTTGGAGCTGTTCTCGTAGTCGCCGGTCGACACGATCTTCTGGGCGCGGGTCGCGCGATCGAAGTCGAAGAACGTGTGCCTGTCGCCGATCCTGCGGGCAATGTAGTTCTGCGAGTTGGGATCAAGCGTGAGGCCGCGGAACGCCTCGAGCACGACACGATTCTCGTCAGAGTCGACCACAGCAGGGCCGCCGCCCGTCGGGAAGATGGGATCGAGCGAGCGAACGAGGAGGTCAAACGTGCCGTACTGCGTGTTGGAGAGCGGCTTGGTGATGTTCTCGATCGTGATCTTTGTGCGGGTAGTTGCGGCCGCACCGTCATTGAGCGCGTGGATCCTGAACAGGTTCCTCGGGCTGCCGCCTATCGTCTGTGTGACAACGAAGGGTGAGAAGGCGGACTTGTACCTCTCCTCAAAGCCCTCAAAGTTGGGAACGGCGATCGTGCCGCTGTTGTGGGCAGCAGATCCGGAGAGGATGAACGCGACCTCATATCGCCGCTCAGCCTCAGTGTAGTTGTTGTTGTCGTTCACCGTCTCGAAGAAGCCTGCCGTGTGGACGTTGGCTCCTGTCACCGCCGCGAGCGTCGGGTGGACGTCGTAGTGCGTGTACAGGAAGTGTCCGGCCTGCTCGATCTTGAGGGGATCGGTGTTGAAGGCACGCGAGATGTACTGGGGGCTGTCCTCGTCGAAGGACGCCGTGATCCATCCCCTGTACTGCGCTGTGTCCCTGTGCCCGTTGAGGATGAGAACGAAGCTCTGGCCCGGACCAACCGATCCCGTGACGAGGCCACGCACGTTGGAGGCGACGTTTGTGGGTCCCGTGGGAGGCGTGTTGGCGCCGAAGTGCGCTGAGGAGAGCGCGGGGACGACCCCCGACGCCACCATGAGAACTCCGCGGATGATGGGCACAGCCTGCGGGTCGGTCTGGATGCCAGCGCGCGAGAAGACGGTGCTGCCAGCCGACTCGGACATGTAGCATCCGAGGAAGTAGGAGCGGCCGAGGGGCCCACCGGAGTAGGCGTAGGGGTTCTCGTTGACGAGACCGCTGGCCTGGACCTGCTTGGCTCCGGCGACAAAGCCCGCGCTCGTCACCTTGCCCGAGTTCACGCCGGAAGTTGTTCTGCGAGTACCGTCTCCGGCCCCCAGAACCCTGACGTATGTCAGCGCCGTCGCGTTGCGAAGCCACTCTCTCGCGGCAAGCATACCAAACCTGGTGGAGTCAACCTCGCCAAACACCGTAGTGAATTCGGCGAAGGATCCCACAGTGACTGGCACGAAAGCGGGCCCGCTCACGGCGGTTCCGATCACGCCAGCAGGAACTCCCACAACAGGGGAACGTGTAGCGCCGCTGAGATCAATCTCTCTGCTGCTAACACCAGCGCTCTTGAAGGTGATCTCTGACATGTGGCGTCGCTCCTAGTGCTCTGCCTTGTATCTATTGATCATCAGAAGCTCACCCCCGCGTTGGTCACCACGAAGTCGATCGCGATGAACTCAACGGTGCGTGTGGGCACGATGACAATCCTGCCGTTCAGACGATTGCTCTCGACATCCGCCTCAGTGTTGTTGCGGGAGTCCATGATAACGTCGAACGAGTCGATGCCCTGCTGGGACTGAATGACCGCGAGCTGCGGCTTGACAGCGTCAACAAACCTCGCGCGGGTGGCGGGCGTGTTCTGCTCGAACACGATGCCTCGGGCGATTCCCTCCACGATGCGCTTCACCTCGAGGAGGAGGCGACGCACATTGAGCCTGTCAAGGGAGCTCTTCGTGACCTGGAGAGTCTTCTGGCCGAAGATGACGAACCCAACGTCAGGAAGGCGAGCGATCGGATTGATGCGCGCGACGTAGAGGTTGTCCCTGTCAGCCGAGTTGAGCCTGACCTGCGTGTTGTTCACGAAGGAGAGGGCGCCGCGGCTGAAGCCTGCCGGTGCGTACCAGGGATACGCGACGGTGTCGCTGTAGGCGATGCCTCCCAAGGCGGCCACGGATGCGGGAACCTGGACCCTTCGCCCGGTGATCACGTCGGTGATTGTCACGTCTGGGAAGTAGGTCGCCGCGTAGTTGTTGTCGATGGCTCGCGACGAGAACTGGTCGGACGTTGACTGAACGTCTGGGCGCCTGCCATCACGCGCGAACACACGGATCGTGTCCTCGGTGTATGCCGGGATGTCAGCGATGTAAGCGGCCTTGCCGTACACCTTGACCTTGTCCGCAGCGTGGTTGGTGATCAGGGGCTCTCTCATGTCCGGAAGGGCAAGGAGGTTGATCCTGGAGGTCGCAACGTCTGCGATGATGTCGACAGCAGACCTGAAGGAGTTCACTCCGTTGTTCTGGAGCGCGACGCCCGAGGGATTGCTGATGCCGATGTCGACAGTGTTGAGCGCCTTTCCGCCCACCTCGGCAGAAGTCGAGCGGTCGCTGAGGATTGCCGCGTCCCTGTCGAGAACGTTCACGCCGTCGAACCCGCCGTAGAGGAAGGTGGTGTACTTGGCGTACCCGCTGAACCTGTTGAAGTAGTTGGAGCTGGTGAGCGCCAGGACCGAGGCGAGGGTGATGCGGCTGTAGTCAGCCTCCTGCGGATCGACGATCGTGTAATCGGTCGTGTCGGGAATGCCATTCCTGATGTACGCCGCTCCGCGCATGTGCTCGTCAGCGGTTCCCGTGAGGACGTTCACGATGCTCGTCCCGACCGGCCTGTTGAAGAGCGCGACGCGGGCGAGAGTGAACTTGTTGCTGCTGTGCCTGTCCGCGCCGCTGCCCGTCACGAGCGTGTCGAGCTGCTGGATGCCGAGGAACTGCGCGACGTTGCTGATAAGCGGGTTCACATCGGAGCTGCGGTTGGCGTCGAGAATGCCGTCCGTGACCACTGCCGAGTCAGGAGCGGCCTCGAACTTCACGCCCCAGAAGAGGTTGGCGTCAACGGACTCGTTGACGCCGATCT